CCTACGCGGATGCCGGCGGAATATCGCTCAATGTAGGTGGCCCAGTTCTGGAGCGCGGCCTGCTTGAGCGACCAGTAGTACCAGCACAGGTCACGCATGCCCCGGCCCAGATAGGCGTTCTCAGCCTCGTATGGGTCATCGAAGTCCACGCCCTGGGGCTGGTAGGTGTGCAATGCGATGGTGGCACGCTGCTGATCATCCAGCGGCAGGACGCGAGCATCCCAACCGATCACGGTTCCGTTGATCTTGTCCGTGTCCGGTGCCGCGCCGCCGATGGTTTGCGTGTAGTACCTCGGGCCAACCTTCATCCCCAACTGACCGAGTTCGGTCATGGTGAGGCTGTCGCCGTGGATCGGAAGCCAGTCCCGGATATACACGACATCATCGGTCTTGCCGAACACCATGTTCACCGCCGACCGCCCGTACCACAGGGCATCCAGAAGGTGCCGCATGAAGTCCGTGAGCCGCGGGGTGGACTTCAGGATCTTCTCAACGAACGCGGCCTGCTCTACGGAATCCTCGTCCTGCATGAAGTCCGCAGGAGCCTGGACCGCCCATTCGCTGCACGCCACCGAGAGTTGCAGCATGAGCAGCGGACCCATGATGTCCGGGTCGTAACGCATCTGCCGCTGGAGCCGTCGATCCGAACGGAACGCAAGCGAACCCTGCCGCAGGATCTTGTTGACGCTCAGGTAGTACGAGCGCTGCATCTCCACCGGCGTAACCAGGGGCTGCCAGACAGGCCGCAGCGTCATCTGGTCGCCGCCTTGCGTATCTGCCGCTGCCTGCTTGGTTTCGTCGCTCATGGAGTCCTTCCGTATAGCCGCCACAGTTTGTCCCGCGTGTCCCGTACCGTTGCGGGCTTCGATTTGGGATCATATCGGCGGGTGCGGGCATGCTCTAGAAGATCGACCACCGCGTCCACGGAGTCATCATGCTCGGCGGCAGGGAATGCGATCATCTCATCACGGATTGGCTGCATGGCCGTTTCCAGCCCGCCTTCCGGTCTGCATCGCAGACGGAGTTTCGCCTGTTCCACCGCGGGCTGTGCCTCGCTCGCACGGGTGATCTTGTCTTTCGTGCGGGTCAGGCGATTGACGGGGATTCGTGTGCTGGAGGCCAACTGCTGGCACAAGCCCGCCTGCGGGCCATTGCCCTCGGCCAGGATCAGGGCCACGCCTAGCCGCTCGCATGTCTCCACCGCACGCCGCAGGAAGTCGGGGAAGGTCGCCTGCATGCGGATGCAGTCCTCGACCCATACTTGGCCCTGCGAATCCAGGCACCCGATCATGCAAACGCTGTAGTCGCCCTTCGGCCCGGCCTTTGCGGTGAATGCCCAGTCAATCGCCGCAACCATCTGCCCATTGTTCCGGGCCTCCGGTGGGATGTCCCCGGTGTAGTAGCCGGCCTCCAGCCACTCGGGCCGGAAGATCAGGCTCTCGCTGGAGATAGGCACGAGTTCATACGCTCGGGCGTAGGCCAGCGGCCCCATCTCACGGCGCTGCTCATCCAACCGATCCGGGGTCCACACCTCCGGCCACGGGGACACATTGCCCACGCACGGCTTCCAGAACAGGCGATCCGCCTCCAGGGCTGAACGCTTCCAGTCCGCGGTCAGGTCATCCGTGTGGTACGGGGTGAAGAATCGCCATGTACGCGGGGTGCCGTCCGCGAAGGCCCGCATAGGCAGCCAGTTGTTGTACCAAGCCTCCTTCACCTTCTGCCGCTCGGCGGGAACAAGGATGGAGTTCCGCAGGTCGCAAACATCGTCTGCCACCAGCAGATCCGCACGCCCGCCGGCCCGACCGAATACGCCGGATGCCCGTAGCGTCGCGTCCCTGCTGGCCTTGGGACGCTTCACGATGAGGCTGGTCGCGGATGTCGATTCCAAGTGGATGTCGGGGAAGATCAGTTTGTAGACCGGCGTTTGCATGATCGCCGTAACGAACCGCACCTGCTCGCTGGCTTTCTCGTCCGTCTGTGCGATGTGCCAGATGCGGATGGACGGGTTCCGCCCGATTTCCCATGCGTACCGCAGGCCGGCTTGCACGCTCTTCCCGTGGCCTCGGGGCATGCCCACCGTGGCATCGTCGGTATTGAGATACGCCTGAAGTTCCGCGTGTACCTCGGCCTGGTCGTACCGCATCAACTCCGCGAAGGTGTCCGGGTCTTGGGATGCCGCATCCAGCACTGCCGCCGTGCTGTCATCCTGCATTGCCTAGCCGCCTGCGGATGATTTCCTGGGCGCGTGCCCGAATCTCCGGCGTTATGACGATTCGCTCGGTCGCGTCGCCGCCCTCCAGCCGCTCCATCTTGTCTAGGGCGATGGCCGCGTTCACCTTGTCCCGTGCCATTGAGGCCAGCACCTCGGCGGCCCGCAGGCGATCCCGTGGGCTGCTGCTATCGTCGGCCATGATGCGGGCACAGATGGCCGGGGCGGCCCGGTAGACGGATTCGGGTATTTGCCACCCATCGTCCACCGCTCGCTTCAGCAGGGCCAGGCTTGACCGCACCCGCTTCTCGTCCACGAGGGACGGCGGGGTGTCTGGCTTCACCTCCAGCGGTGCGATGGGTTCGACTGGCCGCGATCCGTCACTCACGCTTCGCCTTCTTGCCCGTGAGGGTTTCCCACCGCTTTACGATGACATCGCAATAGGCGGGGCTGATTTCCATGCCGTAGCACTTTCGGCCCAGTTGCTCGGCTGCGATGAGGGTGGTGCCGGAGCCGAGGAATGGGTCATAGATCAGCCCAAGCGTCCACCCAATGACTTCTGCGATGAGCGAAACCGGCTTCTGTGTTGGGTGCAAATCATTCCCGGTGCGCGCATGATGCACCAGATCGGTTGGTCGGTCGCCAGCCCATCGATGCTCTGGCCCCGGATAGAACAAACAGATTTCCGTCTGCCTTGCGTGTTCATGCTCAAGGTCGCCCATTGACCAGTTGTTTTTGCCCCAAGTGATTACCGACCTTGGCTTCGGTGTCTTTGGGATGTTGTCCCATCGACACCAAATGTATCTCGAATGAGTCGCCTGTATTCCGATGGCGTGAACAAGCAGTGTTTCGTCTGAATCGCCGCTGATTGTTTCATGTTTCACCTTGCGGTAATTACTCTGAAACGCCATCCCGTATGGCGGATCTGTCACACACACATCCGCTTTTTTCCCGTCCATCAGCCTCTCCACATCCTCCGCCTTCGTGCTGTCCCCGCACAGCAGCCGATGCTCGCCTAGCAGCCACAGGTCGCCCGGCTTCGTGATCGGCTCCGCTGGAGCCTCTGGCACCTCGTCCTCCTGCACCTCCACCGTGGCCTCGGCCAGTTTCGCAATCTCCGCATCCGTGAAGCCAGCAGCCGCAGCCAAGTCCGCGTCCTCAATCTGCAACGCGGCCAACTGCTGCGCCAATGCGTCATCGTCCCACTCGGCCAGTTCCGCCGTCCGGTTATCCGCAATCGCGTAGGCCGTCGCCTCGCTGCCCTTCAGGTTCGACCGGACGATATTGATACTCGGCCACCCCAACGCCTTCGCGGCCATCACCGTTCCGTTGCCGGCAATGATGACTCCATCCGCACCCACTAGCACGGGCCGCTGCTGGCCGAACCGCGTTAGGCTGGCCTTGATCTTGTCGAGATTGTTCGCCGGATGCCGCCGCACATTCGCCGGATCAAGCGTGAGCGATTCAATCGGGACGGTATCGGTGTTCATGCACGGAGAATAATAGACCCCGGAGCCTTGGCATCTCCGGGGTCGTGCGTGACCCCACAAACACCCGCTACCAGCGGGAGCCTGTTACTTGTTCCACGGCAGGAACTTGCCGACCCACTTCCAGAGGGGTGGGCCGATCAGCGCGCCAGCCGCGAATACGACGATGGTGTAGAAGGTCGTGCCGAGAGCGTCATTGAACCATTGCATGGTGATTCCTCCTGCGTGCAGTCTACCGTGCAGCCCTTCGCCAGGCCGCGTCAAACTCCGGGTCTTGCGCCCGCATGGCCGCGATGGCCTCGCGGGTGGTTTCGGGCCGGTCATCGTCTACCGCCGCGGCGAGCAGGCTGGCGGCCCTCGCCTTGGGCCTGGGAATCCAGCCCAGAGCCGCCCGGATCGCCCCCAGGATGCCGCTGGCCGTGAGCAGCCACACCGCAGCAGCACCAGCGGCGGCGATGGCGAGCCAGCGGAGCAGGTCCGCCCACCACGGCGTACGGTCGGTCACGCCGGGTAGGGCCGTGTGGATGTCCCCCACTGCCTCACGGATCGCCTCGGCGTTGGAGCGGATCTGCCCCACCTCCGCGCCGTTGTAGTCGATTCGATCCACCGCGACGATGATTTCGTCTGCGTGTTCGCGTATGGCGGTCGCCCGCGTCGCGATGCGCTGCGAGGCCGAACAGCACCAGCAGCAGCAGCAACAGGCCAACAGCGTCCAGCGGGTTAGACCCTCACCCATTCGCCCGCATCCTCATCCCATTGCCACAGACCGCCGCTCGGCATCGGGACAGGTGCCTCCCATCGGCAGGTCGATTCGTTCAGCACCCACGATGGGTACGGCTGCGGCGGGATGAACGCATCACGAGCCGGGTCGTAGGCGAATCCGATGCCCGCGTAGTTCTTGCGGATGCGTGCGTTGTACGAGGTCTGAATCCATGTGCCGCCGAGCAGGTTGGCGCACCACGCCGCACCGTTGGCCTCGTGCTCGTCGGGCACGACGATCACGCGCTGCACAATGTTCTCGCCGTTGATCTGTGCGAAGTGTGCCATGTTCAGCCCGTGAATGTTCCAGAGGATGTGAATGTGTGCAGCGTGTAACTGCCGCTGGTGCTGACGGTGCCGCCAGACCCTCGCTGCGCCCCGAGATACGCGACGATCACAACACCCGAACCGCCGTTTGCTCCGGCGTTGAAGCCACCACCGGCGCCGCCGCCCGTGTTGGTGTCGCCATTCACGGCACTTGATGAACCTCGCAACTCGCCATCGCCGCCACCACCAGCGCCTCCGGCACCCAAAACGCCGGTGCTATAGAAGTTTCCGCCGCCACCGCCGCCCGCATATTGCACACCATTGGGGGTGAAGGTTGCGCCCGCGCCACCACTACCAGCGATGCAACTGGTCGCGGGACTATTTGATCCGGCAGTATCGCCACCGACAGCGCCAGCGCCACCACCGCCAGCAGCAGCATTCAGGCCCGAGATAACCGCATCTCCACCGTTGTTTCCTTGACCTGCGGTACCCGTGCCGGGTCCTGTTGAACTTCTCGCGCCAGCGCCGCCACCGCTGCCTCCATTGCCTCCAGCAGCAATCGAGAATGTGCCGCCGCCACCACCACCACCGATGGATGTTGTCGCATCAAATGTCGAGTCGGTTCCGTCCGACCCAGCAGCGCTGGTCGTAGCGCCTGCACCACCTCCACCGATCACTACCGAATACGCAGTACCCGGTGTCAGAGTCGCAGAAAGCACCTGCATACCGCCAGCGCCGCCCCCCCCGCCCATATTGCCACCGGGCTGCGCGCCGCCACCACCACCGCCAGCCACGATTAGCACCTCGGCTGTGTAGGGGCCGAGGCCCGCGAACATGCCGGGCCGACGAATCCGCCGGGGTAGGTCAATGGGTCGCGTTCGCATCGGTCAGATCGTGTACCAGAGCGCGCCCATGTCGCTGGTGCCGCTGCTCTTGAACTGGAGCATGACCATCTCGCATCCGACCGTATCGACGAGGAAATGGGCAGGCGGGGTGCCCGCAGCCGCACCCGTGCCTGGAACATAGAGATTCACGGTGGGCACGCCGGTAGCAACCGTCAGGTTGGAGAAGAAGTGCATCTCCGTACCGTCGATGTCCTCAGCGGGAATGCTGCCGCCCGTGGCGTTGTACGCGGGGGTGACATCGGCCAGCAGCGTGGGAACCCAGAGGAAGCCGCCGGTGTCCTTGTAGCGGTTCCAGCCGATCACGCGAACGCCAAGGCTCGTGGCATTGTCGAGTTCGTGGAACGGAACCACCTTCAGCAGGCTCGGGTACACCGTGCCCTTGCCGTAGATCACGGAAGACTGGCCGCTGCTGGCCGGCTCGGTGAGCGTGGGCGATGCGGCGGGGTACGAGGTGGAATCGATGGTTACGAGCGCCTTGCGGTTCTGGGGCTGCTCCGTGGAGATGAATGAGTGGGGCATTATGGCTTCCTTTCGAGTTGGTCGATGCGGCGGGCGATGCCGTCGAGCCTCGCCCCGTACTCTCGGTCGTTCGCGGACAGGCTGCTAATCGCCTTCGCAAGATCGGCGGTAATGGTGGCGAGTTCGCGGATGCGTTCGCCCTGGTTGTCTAGCGTGGCATCGCGTCGCCCGATGATGAGGAACACGCCGGCGATGGAACCCAGAAGCACGAATGTCTGCACTGCTTGCAGGAGCGTCTGGAAGTTCACCGCGCGGCCCAACTTGGTTTCTGTCATCTCGGTCATTTGGACACCTGCGGGGATGGTAGCGACCGCCTACGCCACCCCAAAGAGATAAGTGCGCGGGCTATATCGGTCGCGGCCTGCGTCACAGCCTCTTCCGAAAGTTGCGGGAGGCTGGCGTGCAGTACCTCGTGGACGAGCGTATCCGTGAGCATTTGCTGGCTTTGCGACCTGCGGACTCGGATCGTGGGGTGTGGCCCTGGTGGAGTGTCGCAGTCGCCTAGCACGCCGCGGGGCAGTGACCGGGCCGGCAGCAGGCGGATACGCCACTTGCGGCCATTGATCGTTAGACGGGCCTCACTGCGCATCGTGGACATCCCACGCGATCTTTGGCTTGCCATGCCCGGTGCTTGTTTCCCATTGCAGGTACAGCCTCACCCATTTCTGCCGGATGGGCGACGGTCCAAACCCCTTCTCCACTTCCCACCCCGCCGCGCCCATTGACTTCTCCCACGCCGCCTTCGTGGTTCCAACCCGGATGAAATCGGCGTACCTCGTCTCGACCTTGTAGATGCCGTTCTGCGTGGACAGGTATTCGCGTGCGATGCCGGCGACATTGCTCGCGTGGTTATGGCTGATGATGATGCTGTCCGCGCCTTCGATCCACGAATACATGCGCCGCGCATCCAAGAGGCCCATGGTCATGGGCGAGTTGCCGCCCCCGGTGCCGTGCTGGTAGCGCACGCGGTAGGTCATGTTCAGGTTGCCCAACTTGATCTGGAACACGATCCAGCCGCCGTAACCGCCAGCCCCGATTGGCGAGTGTGCCCGGTCCTTGATTGCTCGGACTAGGTTCGTGGTGGGGCAAGTCTCGTGATGCCGCCTCCAGGCTGTCTCGTGGTTGCCATCGGCCAGCACCGCGATATGGCTGGCGTATGGCGCGAGCAGGTCCGCCGCCTGGTCGATCACACGATCGAAGTAGTTGTCGCTCAACAGCGTCGAACGCAAAGCCGCCTTGCTGCCCCGCTTGTCCGCAACGCCCTGCATTAGGTCGAGTTGGTCACCTACCCCGATCACTACGGCATCCCGCTGCACAGCCTCAGCCAGCAGCCGGGTGAGGATGTCGTTCCGGGCCGCCGTGGAGTCGATGTGGTTATCCGCGATCAGCAAAATCCACTGGCTGAAGTCCCGGCAGTTCGGGCGGGCGATCTTGACGGCGTGGACATTCCGGCCGTGATGCTCGACGCTCCAGCGTCGCGGCCTGTCGGGCAGGCGCTGGCGTGCCGGCGGGGCGATGATTTCGCCGTTAGAGGAGCGGTTCTTGGCGCGCCGTGCCATCGGTTTCCTTCAATTGGAGTTCTACGCGGGGCCGCTTGGAATCGACGGTAAGCACCAGCGGGTAGTGGATGATTCCGGCATCGTCGATCAGAAGGCCGCCATCGACCAGGCCATCGAATGTGGCCTTGAGCATGCCGAGCAGATTGTCCCGGTCGCGGCGGCGGCTATCGCGTGCGAACCATGTCGCTTGGCACTTCGCCCCCTTCCACCCGCCCTTCACGCCTTGCTCATGCATGGCGATCTGGCATTGTGCCCAGGATTCAACGCGGGCGTTCTTTGTGGCCTTGGCCCGCACGCCCCAATGCACGCGGGAGTTCACGGAGAGGGAGCGCGGCGGGATGGCTACCGTGACATGCAGCGCTTCCATGCGTGCATCCTGCCTCCGATGGCTGTCCGGAACAAGGGATGCGTGCCGTCCGTGGCACGATCCCACACCCAAACTCGACCGCAGTCTAGCCGTTCCGCTTCCGTCGTGTGCGGGTGAACGGTTCAACTGCGGTGAACACCTCCGCCGCGAGCCGCAGGCCGGAGATGGCCTCCTCCATGTCGAAAGCGGTCGGGTAGTGCTTCATGCATCGGCTGGCCTCTTCCCTGATCGGCTTCGGAACGCCCGGCGTTCGTTTGGCATCAAGCAGGGCCGACAGGAAATGCCGGGTCTTGGCGATGGCTGCGAATCGCTCGGAGGGCAGGGTCATGGCCGGATGCTACTCCAGCCGCCCGGCGGATTCGTCACTTACGAGCGGCGGTTCATCCGGCCACCGTCCGTGCCGTGCGTGGTGCTGGAGGATCTGGATTATCTCCGCGGCCTGGCGGAGCAGGTCCGAGCATGGCCGCCCGAAATTGTTGGCGCGGTTCAGGAGGATCGGCACGATGTCCTGCATGGGGTCGATCATGCTGGCGTTCCCTCTAGGGTTTCGATGGGGTGCAGGTGATCGGCGGGGACGATGTAATACCCGGCCCCCTCGTAGGCGATCCATTCGCTGCGTTTCGCGTCCTCGGCTGCGATCCAGCCGTATAGGTGCAGTTCCCTCATTGACCCCGTAACGAACACGATCCGCCGGCCATCCTCATCTCGGGCCTTGACGAATGCCCTGCCGTTGGCGTTGTACCGTGCGTCGATTTCGCCGCCGATGTCCGGTGCCTTGGTCCGCGATGAATCGACTAGGCCAGACCAATGGCGGTCAAGGGCTTTGCATACCGCGAGTTCCGCGATGGCCCCGAATATCTGCTGTGAGAACCCGTCCCGCTCGCCCTGCTTGGGTGGCGACAGGTCGGGCACTCCCTCCCAGTAGTTCTTCAGTTCCCTCCGCAGGCCGGCGATGGATGCCGCATGCACCTCTTCAAAGGTCAGCCGCACGATCATGGCGCAATGCCCCCTTTATCCCCCTCGGCAATCGTATCTTTGAAGCAGCCACATCCGCGTTCCTTCGCGCGTTTCTCAAAATGGGTTTGCAGGTAATATCCGGTCGCCCGATATGGCGAAGATGGGTTTCGGCAATGAGCGACCCGGTGCCGATGCTCTCCGAAATCGCCATCCGGTCTGCCGTGATAGTGAAAATCACCGCAGTAAATGCAGATGAACCGGCACTGCGTCGACTTATAAAAGTCAACCGTGATAACTGGTGCCTTGATATCGCTCACTTGGTTTCCTCCTTGAAGCAGTCCCATCCCCGCGTTGCGCATACGAAATACTCTTCGTCCGGTATCGGGTCGTTGGAATGCTGGGCGATGATGACGCACACCTCACGCCTGGCCTCGTCGCGCTCGTCCCGCAAGGTCTTGATCTGCGCCTTCAACTCCGCGATGTGCGCGGCCTCCATGTCGCACTGGCGGCGTAGCCAGCGGATGTATTCGTCATGTGATATTCCTGCTGGCAGTGGCGTGATCGCGTATGCCTCGTGTTCGTCGCGGTGGTCGGTCACTGGAACACCCCCTGCTTCTGCATTGCGGCCCAGACCATGCCGCGGGTGAAGTCGGTCCACTGGGCGACATCGGACGGCAGCGGCTCCGCACCGATGCCTTGGCATGCTCGAGCGTATGCCACGCCGGCGGCGATTGCTTCCCGTGATTGGGCCTGCAATTCCTCGAGGATGCGTTGGCGTTCCTCGTGGATATCGCGTTCGATCCAGACCTCCGATCCATCGGACAGGCTAACCCGGACCTTGGGCTTGAACTCGCCGGATGGGCACGGCCAGATTCCCGATTGGCCGTTGCCGTAGATGTGCGGGAACTGCTCGGCCATTCGTGGCAGGTCGGCCTTGGTCAACGGTGGCGCTCCCTTCAGTTTCCGCCATGCTGCCTGCATCGTGCGTTCCTCGTGTGCGTAGCACCGGAGATTCGGCCACATGCGGAATATCTCCTCGCGGTTCTCGTCGGTCAGTTCCGTGACATCGCCCTGCGGGACGGTGTTGGTCATGTCCTTGATGGCCTGTAGCCAATGGTTGATCTGGTTGTGTGCGCGGCCATGTTCAAGCAAGTACCGGGCGCGGACCTTGACATCATCGACCGACAGCACGCTGAACGCCTCGCATGCCCGGCGGTAGTCCGCGCCGGCCTCTGGCCGTGCCCATTTGATCGCCTTGAATGTCTCTCGCACGATCTGCATTTTCTCGTCGGCTGTCTCGTCGGTCATCGGATGTCTCCTGTGGGTTCGTCCTCTAGCGCATCAATGAACCTATGCGAATTGAGCCAGGTCGCCGGGTGCGGGATGAATTGCGGTTCCAGCGCCTTGGTCCTAGGGTCGCTCGTGTATCGATTTAGTGCGTTGAGCATGTATTCGGGGCCGTACTCTTCGATGATGTCGAGGTGCTGCACGAGGACGGCGACCGCCTTCATGTACGCCTTCCGCGCGGCACCCCTGCCCACCCGGCGGGGATACCTCCGGTAGAACTCCTCAAAGTCCGCCTCACTCGGCTGCCACCTCTTCCGCCGCCCCGTTTCAGTATGTCCTGAAACAGAATCACGCTCGACGGCATCGCCGTTGAGCAAGTGTGTTTGATTGATTTCGTTCTGATTCTCGTTATCGATTTCGTTCTCGTTATCGTTATCGTTATCGTTGGCATCGTTCGGCATTGCCGGAGCATTGCTCGAGCATTGCCGGAGCATTGCCGATGGATTGCTCGTGGATTGCCAACGCCTTGCCGCTGCATTGCGTCCCTGCTGCCGGCGGCGGTCGCCCTCCGCGATGCTCCGCTCTCGGATGTCCTCGCACCGCTGGTTCCGCAATCTGCCATCCGGGCCAACCGTGAACTTGCGTCCGATGCGATCCCAGTTTGCCACCGTGCCTGGTGCGATTTCCTCCAGCCGGTTCGGGTCTGGATCAAGGCTGCCCGCCGCGTATTGCTCGCACAGCAGGTAGATGTAGGCGAGCGCGGCTTCCGCCGGCCAGCCCCGCGTTGACCATGCGAACCGCTGGTAATAGAACGGCATGAATCCCATCGTGCCGTCTGGTTGCGCCTTCGCGCGTTCAGGCTGTAGACTCAATCGAAGCCTCCTGCCGTTCTATTCACGGCGGTCATGGTTAGAAGCGGCTCGCCTCCACTGGCGGGCCGTTTCGCTTTCCATCATCCCAAGTTTTCGTCGGGATGCAACCCCTCCGGCGGCC